AGTTCATTATACTTGATTTCGTCTCTTTCGTCAAGAGGGTTTTTCCAGTATACTGAACCTTTACCATAGTACCATTCTAACAGTGCTATGAACTGACTCCGTTGTGCATTAAGCACTCTAGAGTCTGCATTGTATTTATGCATATAGTTTACACTACCTTCATAAATATTTTCAGATGAGTCACCTTCCAGTGCATCAAATCCAATTAAATTGATCTTCTCATATCCCTGCATCATTGCATAACCCAATGCAGACATTCCTGTAAACAGGTTCTTTAATTCAGGGTAGTTATATGTTACTATAAGTTCGGGTCGTGTTAGTCCTAGAAATTGTGTTGCCCCTGAGTCACCTTGAATGATGAAGTGTGTGTCAGTGTCCTTTCTCGACACAGTAGGATTAGGCAACGTAGGAATAAACATATCCCAAAGTTCTATCGGTAGGGGGTCGATGTCTGCAAATGCTACAAGGTTTCCCAAGTAGTAACCCGACTCTACGATCTCTTGTTGCATGGGCATATCAACTGCAAACAAAATATCACAACACTTAGTGTCACGATAGACTGCATTACAACCCCACACTTCATGGCCAATCGCAGAGAGATCAATATCTTTTCGTGATGGCCCGTTACCTACTATTGTTACTTCGAGCATATTTCCACAAGTTTTGTTTTGAATTTTAGGTGGTCATAAGATATAAAAGATTTGTACTTGTTTATCTTAATGTGTGCTTCGGGGTACACTACCTGTTCTTGTATACGTCCCTTCCAGTCTTTGGTGAACCCAATGATCTCATCCATGATACAGATCGTCTCTATAGACACACTCTTTGCAAGATACGCCTTAAGTAGGATAGGGTGTTGACCACCTTTAACCTCTAAGACTTTATTGATATCTTTCTTCATAAGTAAGTCGGACACTTCTGTTTCAAACATATACGTTAGTTTCTGATTCCGTTTCTTCCACTCTTTGTATACTTTCACACATTCATCATCCAACAAATCTCCTGCCCAACTATCTTTCTGAGATAGGTTAGCAATGTAAAAATCTTGAAGTTCTTGTTTGTGAATTTTGAACAACTTACCGAAATGGTATTTGTCCTTTCGTTTGAGAAAAGAGTTGATGTCTGATTTAACCTTACCGTTGTACTTTACGAAATCGTAATCCTTGGAATAGAAGTGTAACTTAATTCCTAGATACAACGTGTAAGCATCATAACCCTCTCTACTGGTCATCCGTTTCCTTGACGAATACTCCGTCAATCATTGTGCCCTTACGGTCTTTGATGTCATGGTATGCAACGTCTAAACAGTGTTCCATACTCAATCCATTACGAACTGCAATGTTAATTAACACTACCATGATGTCTCCGATATCATCAGCAATGTCTTTCCCCTTACAAATGTTATCTGACAACTCACCACATTCCTGTATGAGTTTTAAGAATTGGTCTTTGTCTGTTGAACCCTCAATGAGGTTTCTAGCATGATGCCAGTCTTCAATCCATTCTATCGTTTGTCTCATGACCCAATCCTTAAATAATAATTTTCTTTTCAGGTGGGGTTGCGATTACTGGAGCTCCATTAACTGCTTGGTTATGTGCTTCTGCAACCTGTTCATTTGTTGGAATAACAAATACATAAGATGCAAATGTTACTTCTGTTGGATTGAGATCACCTGTTACGGCAATGCCTCGTGCAAATCCCATCCCACCTTCGGGAGTACTCACAATCATTTTTGGATTGGTAAGTGTAATGGATGTACCTTTATGAGAATCATATTCCCCAACGTACTCTCCACTTGTTGCTACTACTGATACTATATCACCTTTTTTCATAATTTTTTCCTGTTATTCAAAGAACCGTGTAATGGTTCCTTTAGTTGTTTTACCTCTATTGACCATGTTGAGACTTTGTGCCTCAGCTTCCAATTTGTCTTTAAGGGGTTGAGATATCAACCTCTTTGCTGATTCGGGTTCGAGTTTATTGTCCTCACATATCTTTACGATTGCACCCATTACATCGGTGCCTCCTCGTATCAATAGTTTCTCAACTTGTTCTGTAAATTCTTTTTTACTTATCATACCCATTTAAACTCCGTGTAAACTTCCATAACGTTGTCGTAAAGCATATAACTTATCGACATACTCTCTAGGGTCTGCTTCAAATACTTGACATCCCCCACCATCAACAGCCACTACTGCAACTATACTATCAACAACTTCACCAGTAAGTTCCTCTACCATGATTGCATAAGCAGTCATTTGGTGGAACCATGGGTCTGCCATGTATTCTTCTTTGTACTTACTACTTGTCTTGAAGTCAATAATACAAAGTTCATTTTCCCAAACACCAACACAATCTACTTGTCCTGCCATCTGTAATGAGTCTGAATACATACCTGCTTCTAAAGCAATCGGTATGATATCATCTAAAACTGGTTGTACTGCTTTGAACATAGACTCGTCTAAGATATTCTCAAAAACCATGTCCTCTTCTGCACGAAGATATTGTTCAAATAACGAATGCATTTTAGTACCACGTTTGGCTGCAGTCGTTGAAATTCTATTTGCTTCTTCAGCACCTACTCGTTCTCTCCACAACTTAATGTGGTCTCGATTAAGCAACCCAGTCACAGTCGTGACACTTGGGTATTTTTGACCTGTTGGTGTTTGGTAGAACCTCTTACCGTTCTCCTGCACACGAGTCATACTATCTTGTAGTGATTCTAAATCACCTAATGATATAAAGTTTTTGTTTTCGTTTAAGTTTTCCATACTGTATTATACTCTTATTTACCCTGTAAGTCAAGATGTTTTTTGACCACTGCTCTAGTCTTCACTTCTTTAGTGGTCTTACGGTGGTATCGTTCACCCATAGGTGAATCGGGATTGGCTGCACCGATACGACTGAACACTTCGTTCATTCCACTATCGGGTTTTACACGATCACCCACTCCACCGACATCAGCAGGGGCAGTGAATATTCGTTGTTCAATATGGGGGTTCTCTTTTAAGAAGTCGTCTTTACCACTAAAGGAAAGAAATTTCTCTAGACGTTCACCAGTGTTGGTGTCTTCAAATTCGTAAATTGGCATTATGCAACTTCCATAAAATAGGGGATGGGTCTTACCGTCCATTTGGCAATATCTTTCTTATACTTAGCATAGTATTTATGGTATGCATCAACAGCTGAATTTGACTTGACATCATCTGGCATTGCCTGTGGTGGATATCTCCATGCACATAAATCTATATTGTTTGGTAGGATGTTCAGACAGTCCCTTAGTTTTGAATCAGTAAGGTGTACCTTCCCATACCTTAGTGTGTACTCGTCACATAACGATGCAAACAAGTCATAAGTGTATTGGTAGTGTACTGCATTTTCTCGTACCCAAATTGCACTGGGGTGATTGACATGTCCTGCTTTGTAAACCACACTCTCCATCTCTGTAGTGGGGAGTCTCCATCGTTGAATCCTACGACCACTTGAGTCGTCAATGTAATGTTTACCATCTAACATTCTGTGTGCTGTGGACATGAGTTGTGCATACTCTATAATCATCTTGACCACATGTTTGTCACAATGCATTTCTGCACATTTGACTGGGTCGTTATCTAAGTAAAATATATTCATTGTTGTTTCTCTGCAAATTCTAATTCTTTCGTCCAGTTAGTTTTGTTACTCTCATAGCATGGACTATTCTTCTGACAAATTATAATTCTACCACCATCCATATCTACCCTAATACTATCTGTAGTAAATATGCCTCCATTGACATCATGCACTACAGCATCTATTATACCATTTTGGTCTTCACTATGTAAGTGGGTTATTAGGAAAATTAGTTCTTCTTTTGTCATTATATTAATAAATCTGTTTTTTGGTAGTCTAGGAATTTATCACTAAGTTCAAACGGAAAGTTAAATATCCAATCTCCCGCAGATTCTCGTACTTTAACATCATTAACAGTATCAAACAAAGGATACATTCCAGCTGCTTCATAACGACTTTCAGTAGGAACTCGTAGTCGTAAAATACCACCAGTGGTTTTATCATTTATGGTGAAAGACTTACACCGAATGTTTTGTTCAACCGTACAAATTACTGTCGTTGAAGCAGTTATACATTCTTTAACCCAAGCACGGAAATTATATTCAAACAGTTCTTCATAGTTGGCGATGCAGAAACATCCATATGCTTGGCCGGACATAACATGATCAGCAGTGGTGAGTTTTGTTTTTTCACGTGCGTCAAGAAGGGGGTCTTCTAAAATGTCATGTGCAGCCTTAGTTATAAATCCCGAAGGCATGTTTGAAAGACACTCATAGAAGATTCTCGTCAGAGATCGTCTAGAGTCTAAGTGTTCCCAACGATTGCCAAAATAACGATCATTAAGATTTGCCCTTATACCGTTCCAACTTGTAAGAAATCCATGGCACTGTTTAATTGTTATATCAAATTCACTACAAATTTTATAGAATTCGTCTTTATGATACTTATTCATTAGAAGTCTCCACACCAAGCTTCCAAGAATCAGACTCATACTGTTTAGGAAAGTTTAAAGTGACCGAACCAACAGTACCATTTTCACAAGCATCCATAAAAGGTTTCATGATATCATACAGAAAGTATGGGTTCATTTCCTTAGTAAGTCGTTTACGTTCTTCGTTAAGATGTTTCAAGTCTATCGTAAGATTAGTCTTGAAGATGCAGTTAACATTTATACCCTCAGTAATCAAAGGAAGGAGAGTAGTCAACAGACGTTGATTGTTAAAGATACTATCTTTAATGGCAAGATTAGCCTGTTGATGTACGTGCTTTGTGCCAGAAGTTTCCTGTCCATATTCATTAGCGATGTCTTTGGGGGTTAAGAATCTGTGCGTATCAATCTCAATCCCTATCTTCGTCAGTACTGTTTCCCAAATAACTCGTATTTCACTGGGGGGTTTCTTATACCCCTTTACGTGGTCTTCAAGCTCATCAAGACTTTTGAAGTATCCTTTGTTCCAACCGACAAGAGTAGAAGAAATCAAATCGGGTACAGTTAATTCAATAGCATCAAAGGTGTCGATTACTTGATTTTCTAAACTATTATATAACCACTCTGATTTTTCATCATCAAATGAACAAAGGGCAACCCACATATATTCTTGTTGTTCACCTTTATGAGCTTGTAATCGATGGTGTCCTGCAATAAGCACACCCATATAATTTACTACAGGGGGAGCAAAGGCATATCCTCGATAACTTTCATTTCTAATACAATACATAATCGGTGCTACAGCAGCTGACACTATCGCCAAGGCTCTGGCAGTGTTCTTATAATCATTAATAACATCAGAAACTTTTATGTAAATAAACTTGGTAAAGTGCATACCTTTTGACGTGTATGGACGAACTCCTATTTCAGCAAGGTTCTTTTCTGCTTTTTTATATTCAAATGGATATTTCATATTTTATTTCTCTTGGTTAGTCATTATATACATAGTATAACAAAAAGTGGAAGTCATTATCAACCCCCTACTTGTAAAAAATGTGTTGGTCTACTGTCACAACTTCAGTAAGTGAATCCGCCCAGTAGGGGTGAACACTCGTTGAATGGTAGTGTGATGAACCTTCAGTAATGTCTCCGTACTTACCTTGAAGCACGTCTCTTGCAATGTGTAAAGAGAGTAACCAAGTGTTTGAGTCAACTGGAGCGTCGGACTTGCCGTCACAGTACCAGCTGAACTGACACCTGTTTAAAGCAGGAACACTTAGTCCCTTCCAATTTGTTCTCATCTTTGCATCGTACACTACATCACATATAGTGTCGGGATAGGATGGATGTACCACTCTATTCTGAACTACTTGTGCAACTGCAATCTTTCCTGCAAGAGGTTGATTTGCAGATTCAAAGTAAATGTTTTGTGCAAGACAAAAGACATCTCCGTTTTCATCGGATGCCTGAAGTGGTATTGAAAATGCACCGACTAGGAAACCTAGTAATGCACCACCTATAAACCAAAGGTATCTCATCTTCATGACTTATACTCCGTCCATGCTGTAAACACAATCATGGATTGTTCTTTAGTAAACCCAAAGGTGTCTCTCAACCACCTTGGAGCTCCAAACATATTCATCTCTCCACTCTCTTGAAGTGCATCCAATTCGGGAAACCATTCTGCTGGTTCGAAAGGAATTTGATTTTGATTCATACCCTCAAACATTTTAGTAACCACTTGTCATATCTGAGTACGTTAACTCAAGACCCTTCTTTGGTTCATCGGGTGCCATGTCTTGTGCATTGGTCGTACCATACTCACATAGATTCATGACATCGTCTGCCGTTAATTTCCCATCCGTATTTTCTGCAATCAATTTTGCAGTTTCATATGTAATCTTCATAATTCTTGTATCTCCTCTAAGATCGTTTCTACCTTTTCTTCTGTAAGATATCCAATGACATCTTGTGTGATGGGGGTGTGGTAGGTTATATCCCCATCAGCTCCTGTTACTGCAAGTTCCCATAAACCTTGTTTGTTCCCATAGGAACCTTTATGTTTAATGACACTAGCACCGTAACCGTTTTTAAATTTGTAAGTTAGACAAACACCACCATTGTAGTCAAGTTTGTCAGTTGGTTTTATATTGATCACGACTTGTAAACTCCTATGAGTTGTTATTGTATTCGGCTTTGATTCCACCATCTACAATAAGTTGAGCAATTTCAGAAGCCGTGTAGGAGTTTCCACCTACGTGCCATGAACACTCGTTAAGAGGGACGTGTCCGTCCTTCCAGTTATAAATTGTGACTGTCTCATAGTCATAGTCGAAGTCTTCCATACCTTCTTCTTCAAAGTACTTGACATTCAGTACCCACTCGCAATTAACTTTTGCATATGGGTCGGCATCCATGTAGGTTGGTTTTCCAAACAACTCTAACAGGGTGTCGTATGTGGT